AGTTCGAGACGCACCGGCACAAGGGCCTTGACGTGTATTTGATCACCCAAGGCCCGCGGCTGATCGACCGTCATATTCACGATTTGGTTGATAGGCATGTTCACTTGTTCCGGGCGTTTGGTCTGAAACGCTCAACTCGGTACGAGTGGAACGGCATCAATCTTTCGCCTGATCCTGAGCAGGGTAAAGAGAACGCGCAGAAGGCAAACTTTGCCTTTCCGGCCAAGTATTTCGAGTTTTACAAGTCGGCCAGCGTTCATACCGTCAAGGCGCGGATACCTTGGAAGCCTATCCTTACCCTTGCTGCCTGCGTTCCTCTGTTCGTGTTCCTCATAGCAAGCCTGTACGGGCGTCTAGGTGGACCAGCAGAGGCGCAGGAGGTCGCAGAGCAAGTGCAGCGGACAGAGCCGCCAGCGTGGCTCTACGGGGCCGCTCCGCAGGAGCAATGCGTCTTTCGGGTTCACTCGGTCGCGCCGGGCGCTGTCCTGTATCAGGACATAGCAACAGGGCGGCTTTTCACTCCTTCTAAGCAATTCCAGCGCGTCACCAGAGAGGGCAAGGTTTACTTGCTGGACCTGACGGGCGGCAACTTGCTCTTGATCTGCTGAACGCTCCAAGGTAACACGTTACCAAAGGAGCGGTAACAGTGACCAAAAAACCGAAAAAACCAGAGCAAGCCGACATGTTCGGAATGCTCAATCCCAAAGTCGGCGCGATGCGTCGGCTTCGGGACATGCGCCGAAAGGCGGGCTTCGTTGAGGTGTCAGTCTGGGTTCCGGCAGAAGACCGGGAAAGGATCAAACAGGATGCGGCAGAACTTATCCAATCGAGCGGCAAACACTTTCCAAGCGCTGGCGACAAGTAAGCCGGCCTTTTTTTCGCGCGACCTGTCAGGCAGAGTTTTCCCCCGGCCCGCTCTCTCCATAAAGGGCCGTAGGGACGGGGGGAAACTCTGCTTTCGCGCTGACCTCTCCAACTCTCCCCTTAAGCCCCTGCAAGGGGCCTTCTGTGCGTTCTCCTGGGGTCTCTACTACGACACTGGACCGTGTGCCGCGCCGCAGGCGCGGTGCGCGGGCCGGGGGCGTAGTGTGCGTGAAGTATCACAGCACATTTGTACCATTTTGGGTACTCTGGGGGTGTTGTGTGCTCATTGACTGGCTGACGTTCGACCTCCCCTATCGAGCGGCGCGGGTGTTCTCTCAAGAGTTTGAGAAGCCGTGGGATAGCGACATTGTAAGGCCCAAGAGGATCAAGCGTCACGGCGTCGAAGGCTCCTATTCGAGCAAGATGCAGGTGATCTGCGCCGAAGGCCGCATGAACGTTTCCGGGAACCCGGTGAAGTTCTTCACGGGTCAGAACGTTATAGGGATGCACGATCTGCAAGAATTGGTCCTGCTGACCTATGAGGCCGTCCTAGTCGCTTGCCGCATCCCCGACTGTCCCGAAGCGCGGGCCGCGATCCTTGAGGGCAATGTTAACCTGACGCGGGTAGACGTGACGGACCATTGGGACGTTGGAACCGATGACGATTGCCGCCTGTTCCTGCAAGCTATGGGCGACCGTGCCAGCATCCGCAAAAGGGGCCGGGGTCACTTCAATAGTGACTTTTGTTCTGTCGGCTGGGGCTTCGGTAATGACCTTTCCAACGGCGAGAAAAAGAACGGTTCTCGACGTTCCACACTCAAGTTCTACAACAAGTTCGAGGAGGTGAAGCGTCACCCCATGACGTGCCACCGCAACGCGGCAGAATTGCTTTCTCAATGGGTTGAAGGTAAGGTGAGGGTAGAAGCCTGCTTCCGTGGAATGGAGTTGAAGCGGCTAGGTTACAAGCTGTCGAAAGACTGGGATGAGCAAGCCCCAAGAGACTTGCTGAACACGTTTTTGGAGCGGTTAGAGATGCCGGATCAGGTGACACTGTTGGACGAAAAGGAAGTAGAGGTTCCGCGTACCGTCCGCGCTACTTATGACCTCTGGGCCTCTGGTTATGATATGAAGGCGCGCTTGCCTAAGAACACGTTTTACCGGCACCGCCGGGTACTTCTTGAACACGGGGTCGATATCTCGATTCCGAAGGCTGACGCTAAGCGGCCCGGTCGGACCCTTCAACTTGTCAGGATACTTGAAGCAAAGCCCGCAAGCTTCCCGCATGAAAGCCTTTTCCAAGACCTTGCGCTTGATGGTTTTGAGCGCATGAAAGAAGCAGCCATGAAACGGGCTGCATAACTGCCCTTCTACTGATGAAATGAGGAACGGCCTACGGGCCGTTTCTTTTTGCCCTTGCGTAACTCGTTACCTTTGGATAAGTAACTAGTTACCAGTGAAAGGGTAAAACATAATGAAAACTCGTCTCGCTTTGTTCTCGGCCATTGCACTGGCCGGGTGCTCTGATCCTGAATTTCTCCCAAAACCGCAACTTCCGCCCCTCACTGATGGCGCGGGATACTCTGCCCCCGGCGCTCCGGTCGTGTCCGGTCCGCAAGCTGTCACTCTTGGGGCCAATGCTTACCAACTGAACCAGCTTACCGGCCCTATCGATCTGAACGACGTTCCGGTCTGCGATGCTGTCCGGCTTGTTCTGACGGATAGTCTCGGCGCTCAGTCGTCTTGCACCGCTTCCGGCAATGTTTGGTTTCAGACGGGGCGCGATGTTTCCAGCGCCGAGGCTTTTCGGGCCTTTGTGCTCGTGTTGCAGCGTGCAGGGGCCACTGTCGCGACCTCTGGTGGCGTTGTGTCGGTGTCGGGCCAAGTTGGTGATGCTGGCGGCATGGCCGCTGTTGGGGCCGTGGATAGCCCTCTTGCTGATGGTCTCGGCGGCGGGGCCTATCGCTACACTGGCGACATTCCCGAAGTGTCCAAGGTGGCTGGTCAAATGATCCGTACCAGCGTCGGTGCTGCCGTGATTACCTCCGTTCCCGGCACCGCAGATCATGCCGAGGTTTTCCGCAACGTGGCCCTAGAGAGCGGTTACACTGTGTCTGCGTACTCGGATGGGCAGAGGGTCTTTCTCGCTGGCCCGGCCAATGAGGTTGAGCTTGTCAGGGCTGCTGCCTTCGCGGATCGGGAAAAGACTGTACCGCTCCGGGTTGGTGCGGTCGATGAAACTACGGTCACGGCCTTGCAAGAGGCTTTTCCTCTGCTGACCATTTCCCACGACCCGCAACGCTCTGTCCTGTACGTGCGCGGTTTTGGTGATGATCTCGAAGACGCTATGCCAGCCCTCCGGGTTCATATTTCAGAGCCGCAGCAAGTCCGCCTCGATGCCGCTTTCGTTGAATGGTCCAGCCGTTCTGAAACGTCCTTCGCGACCGCTTTAGAGGGCATAGACGGGCGGTACGGGGTTTCTCTTGGGTCGGTTGTGGAAGGCGGCTCAGTGACCGTTACAGGCGGTCTATCGGCCACTCTTTCGGCTATCGAGGCTTTGGGGTCTACTTCGGTTCTTGCAACGCCTTCGTTGACTGTTCTCGATGGTCGGGCCGCTCGGTTCGTGTCTGGTGATCAGGTGCCGTTTATCACTCAGTCAGAGGACCAAGACGGGAATATTGTTCAATCTGTCGAGTACCGGGATACTGGCGTTGTGCTCAACGTGACAGCAGCACATGCGACGGATGGAACGGTCAGGATTTCTGCACGGATCGAAGTTACAGGCGTTCGCGAAGGTGAGGGCGTTCTTGGCAACCCTATCTTTTCGACGCGGCTTGTTGACACGTCTGTTCGTGTCACCTCCGGGCAATCTGTCGTCATTTCCGGTCTGACGATGGATCGCGCGGCCCGGTCTTCTTCCGGCCTTCCCGGCGCTTCAAGGGTTGGCATTCTTGGGCAAACCAAGCGCGGTGCTGATCGCTCGGAACTGCTTTTCGTGGTCACGCCGCGCCTTCTTGGGGCGTCCGGTTCTGACCTCCGGTCGGCAAAATGACATTTCATCCAGAAAGTTTTTTTGTTGACATCGATTCAACCTTCAATCTAGGTAACAGTTACCCGCTACGCGGTAACATGTGAAAGGAACACGGTCCTATGAAGATCGAAATGGATAGCAAGATTGAACACCGCGAGTTTACCAAGCGGGAAACCGGCGAAGTTTTCAAATTCTCGGAACAGCAGGCTTATCTGCACGTAGAGGGTGAGCGTTACCCTCTCCCCTTCGCCCTGTCTCTGCCTGATGGGCATCAGGGCTACGCCCCCGGCTTTTATCGGATCGGCCTTTCGTCGTTCCAAATCGAGAAGAACCGGTTGACGCTCAAGCGCAACTTGGACCTCGAACCGATTGAGGGACAGAAAGCGAAAGTCGCCTGATCATGTTTCCTGCAAGCCGCACAGATTGCCCTACACCGAACAACAAAGGCCGTTGCACCGGCTGGATTGATGGTTACGAGCAAGCGATTCTTGATGCTGGCTCTGCGGGTTATCTCGATCAGGCGTTTTCGCCTCTGTCCCTCTCCGACGCACAAGCCCTGCTGCCCTCACTGATACTCGTTCTGGCAACAGCGTTTGGTGCACGTCTAATCATCCAGCTAGTGAAAGGATAAAGCATGGATATGACCACTGTTACCGCTTCTATCGAGGCTCTTGCAACTGATGTTGGCACCGCTGGCGCTGCCGTTCTGACGGTTGTTCTCGCTTTTGCCGCGTTCAAGTGGATTCGTCGCGCTGTGTCGTGATCAGGCCGCCTGAAACGCCGCTTGGCGCAGGTCATAGGGGGCGCTTCGGCGTCCCCTTTTCTTTTTCCTGATGGAGTCTCAAAGGATATGAAAAATGGAAGGTGTGATTTATTTGGGCGTTGGCTTGTTGGCGCTCTGGCTTATCTTCTCAGCCTGACCACGGCTGTTGCCGCTCCGATCGTCACGACTGACGGTCAAGTTGCCACGAACGTGGCATTCAATTACCCGAATTTGGCGTTCGATTATGTCGATGATGAAGGCGAGACGCGTCGTTTTTCGGGGTCTGCTTTGCCGTATATGTCTGAGATGCGCATTCGCGATTTCATCGCATCTCTTCCCGAAAGTCATGCTGTGCATTCAGAGATCCGCACTCTGGCGGGGCTGTATGACGGGTTGCAGCCGTTCAAGGACATGCTGGAAGAACAGGGGTTCAAGCCCGATGGGTGTTCCTCCTCCTATGTCCAAATGACCGTAGACGACACCGTTGATCCACCAGAGACCCAGACAACCGGTGTTCGGCCTATCGACTGCATTTACACTACGGTGTTTCGCAACTCCCTTAATCAGATTGCTGCGACTCTCCAGACAGAATTGCAGTGGATTCAGCCGCCGGGCTGCTATCAGAACTCCGTTACCGTTCAGCGCTCGAACTTTTTGGGGTATTACTACACTGGTGGCACGATTACTGAAAATAACGTCATTAACGTGGGCACTCAGTATTCTGTGCAAATCACTTGCGATGCTTATGGTGGCGATTTTCAGGCGTACTTGAACGGGTTGTCTTCGACGTTCGCAGACCTTTTCATCATTCAGTGCGTTTCAGATAGCCTTGGCGGGTCTTCGTGTAACGCTCCCGGGCTTGACGCTGTGTTTTCTAAGCTTGCTGGTGACATCGACAGTTCGAACCCTCCTGATTTTTTCGTTGCCGTCGAGCTTTATTTGGAGGGGGACGGAACTGGAACGGGGGACGGTACCGGCGATGGCACGGGCGATGGTACCGGGGATGGTACTGGGACCGGTGGCACGGGCGATGGCACGGGCGGTGGTGGTGGCTCCTGTACTGCCTCTCAGACTTCCGCAGGTTTCGAGGTCATCGGGGACGAATGCCTGTATGACGTTGGCAACGGCTGTTATTACGACACGTCCTATGAGTACTTCTGCGACGGTGACGGTACTGGGGACGGAACGGGTGACGGGACCGGTGATGGCTCTGGCGACGGAACGGGCGACGGCACCGGGGATGGTACTGGGACCGGTGGCGATGGCACCGGGGATGGTTCCGGTTCTGGGGACGGCTCTGGCTTTGGTGACGCCCCGGAAATCACTCCGGAAGAAATCCAAGTTGGTCTTTTCGCCTATGGGTCGGGCTGGCTTCCGCGCTCTTGTCCTGCGCCACAGTCGGTAAACCTTCTCGGAAAAAACCACGAACTTAGCTTCGATCCGGCCTGCACCGGGTTGGAATATCTCTCGTTCATCCTTCTTGCCGCAGCACTTTTGAAGGCAACGGGGATCGTTCTCGCGTCACGTCAGATTTAAGGGGGCCTTATGCTCGATCTTCTTCTTTCGGTTGCGGTCTACTGGGGGCTTCCTGCCCTCGGTATCGCCGTTCTTGGTGCTGGGGGTGTTAAATGAACCCTTGGCTCCTTCTCACGGTTCCTATGATCGGCTCTCTTGTCCGGTATGTGATCGCTGCCCTTGGTTTCGGGGCTGTGGCCTATGTCGGTTTTAATGAGTTGTTGCAGTGGGTCACGTCTGAAATCCACGGCCAGTTGAACGGCCTTCCTTCTCTCGCGGTGAATTTCATGGGGCTGGCTAAGGTCGATCTGGCTATCAATATCATTCTCAGCGCGTATGCGATGAATGTCGGCCTGATGATCCTCAACCGGTTTGCGAGGCGCTGATGGCGGTAATTCTTATCACTGGTAGGCCGGGGGCGGGTAAGACGCTCTCGGCCGTCAAGATGCTGATCGAGGACGTGTTGCCCACTGGTCGGCCTGTGTTCGCGGATATCGATGGGCTGGATTATGAGGGCCTCGGCGTCGGGCGATTAGTCCAGGGCGATGAAGACCCGGTTGCAGGGTGTCAGCGTTGGCATGAGATGCCAGAAGGCTCGGTGATCTTCATTGATGAATGTCAGCGGGTTTTTCCTGTTCGCAATCCAGCTTCCAAGGTTCCCGTTTGGGTGTCCG